ATTGAAATTGGCGTCATTGAACACTGGGAGAATGAAGTAGATGGTCTTAAGGATGATCCTGATGCACTTAATGAATTATATAGACAGTTTCCACGTACAGAAAAACATGCTTTTAGAGATGAAACAAAGCAATCTTTATTTAATCTAACTAAGATTTATGAACAAATAGATTACAATGAAGATTTAAGAAATACAAATGTAGTTACACAGGGTAATTTTCAATGGCGAGATGGTGTACAAGACACAAGTGTTATTTTTGTACCAAACAAACAAGGTAGATTTTTTGTTACATGGATACCAAACCATGATCAACAAAATAGATTTATAATAAAAAATGGAATTAAATATCCCGCTAATGAACACATGGGTGCTTTTGGTTGTGATAGTTATGATATTTCCGGAACAGTAGATGGTAGAGGATCTAAAGGATCATTACATGGTTTAACTAAATTTAGCATGGAAGATGCTCCTGCTAATTTAATGTTTTTAGAATATATATCTAGACCTTCAACTGCTGAAATATTTTTTGAAGATGTTCTTATGGCATTACATTTTTATGGTATGCCAATACTTGCAGAAAATAATAAACCTAGATTATTGTATTATTTAAAGCGTAGAGGTTATAGAGCTTATTCAATGAATAGACCAGATAAAACTTTATATAAACTATCGGTTACAGAAAAAGAAATAGGTGGTATACCTAATTCTAGTCAAGATGTAAAACAAGCTCATGCCGCAGCTATTGAATCTTATATAGAAATGTTTGTTGGTTATAATAATGAACAATACGGAACAATGTATCTTCAAAGAACTTTAGAAGATTGGGCAGCGTTTGATATAAACAACAGAACTAAACATGATGCTTCTATTAGTTCTGGATTAGCAATAATGGCTTGTAATAAAAATAAATATAGACCAGTAGCTAATGTTATTAAAGAAAAACTTAAGTTAAATTTTTCTAAATTTAATAACTATGGAGCAGCTTCAAAAATAATTAAACATAATGATTAACACTAGTACTAATAGCGTCTTCCCAAGTCAGGTGGTACCTGAGGCGGAAAAGAGAAGTTTAGAATATGGGCTTGCAGTTGGGCAAGCTATTGAATATGAATGGTTTAGAGGAGGAAGAATAAATAGTAATAGGTGGCAAACTGGATATGCTAACTTTGAAAGACTAAGACTGTATGCAAGAGGAGAGCAACCTATACAAAAATATAAAGATGAATTATCTATTAATGGCGATTTATCTTATTTAAATTTAGACTGGAAGCCGGTACCTATTATACCTAAATTTGTAGATATAGTTGTTAATGGTATGAATGAAAAAAAGTATGATCTTAAAGCGTATGCTCAAGATCCTACATCTCAAAAAATTAGAACTCAATACGCTAATGCTGTTGCTAGAGATATGTATTCTCAAGATTTACTAGAACAAGCAAAGCAAACTACAGGAAAAGACTATTCTTCTTCTAATATTCCAGCCGATGAGTTACCAGAAACAAAAGAAGAATTAGAGCTTCATATGCAGTTAAGTTACAAACAAAGTATTGAAGTTGCTGAAGAAGAAGTTATAGATAATATTTTAGCTAAAAATAAATTTAATTTAGTTAAAAAAAGATTAAACAATGATTTAACCATTTTAGGTATTGGAGCCTGTAAAACTAACTTTAATAGAGCTAACGGAGTAACTGTTGACTATGTTGATCCAGTTGACTTAGTTTATTCTTATACAAAAGATCCTAATTTTGAAGACATTTATTACGCTGGAGAAATCAAGGTAATACCTTTAGCCGAATTAAAAAAGCAATTTCCTGATTTAACAGATGAAGATCTTGCTAAAATAGCTAAGTACCCAGGCCGCGCGGGCTATATGAGAGGACCAAGCACTAATAATGATATGGTTCAGGTTATGTATTTTGAATACAAAACTTATATAGATCAAGTTTTTAAAATAAAACAAACAGATCAAGGACTAGAAAAAGCTTTAGAAAAACCTGATTTTTTTGCTCCACCTCCTAGCGATAATTTTGATAGAGTATCAAGAAGTATAGAAGTGTTATTTAGCGGTGCTAAAATTATGGGTCTTCCTGAAATGTTACAGTGGAAATTAGCTGAAAACATGACAAGACCTTCAGCCGATACAACAAAAGTTTATATGAATTATAATATATGTGCACCACATATGTATGAAGGTAGAATAGAGTCTTTAGTTGGAAGAATGACATCTTATGCAGATATGATTCAAATAACATCGTTAAAATTACAACAAGTAATAGCAAGGATGGTACCAGATGGTGTATTTGTAGATGTTGATGGTTTGGCTGAAGTTGATTTAGGTAACGGTACTAATTATAATCCGCAAGAAGCTTTAAACATGTATTTCCAAACTGGTAGTATAGTNGGTAGAAGCTTAACTCAAGATGGTGATCCTAACAGGGGTAAAGTACCCATACAAGAATTACAAACATCTAGTGGTAATGCAAAAATACAATCATTAATAGGTGTATATCAATATTACCTTCAAATGATAAGAGATGTAACTGGTCTTAACGAAGCAAGAGATGGTTCGATGCCAGAAAAAGATTCATTAGTTGGTTTACAAAAATTAGCAGTTAACGCGTCTAATGTAGCAACTAGACATATATTGGATGCTAGTTTATATTTAACACTAAGAACGTGTGAAAACATTGCGCTTAGAGTTGCTGATGCATTAAATTTTCCATTAACAGCAAGCGCATTAAAAGAAAGTATATCAGTATACAACGTAGAAACTTTAAAAGAAATATCAAAGTTAAACCTACATGATTTTGGAATTTATTTAGAACTAGAACCTGACGAAGAAGCACAAGCTCAGTTAGAACAAAACATACAGGTAGCGTTACAAAGTGGAGGTATTGATTTAGAAGACGCTATTGATGTTAGACAAATAAAAAATATTAAGTTAGCAAATCAAATGCTAAAACTTAAACGTAAAAAGAAACAAGAAAAAGATCAAGCAAATCAAAAAGAAATAATTGCCGCACAAGGTGAAGCTAATGCAAAAGCTGCTGAACAAGCTGCAATGAATGAAGTTCAAAAACAACAAGCAATTACTCAAGAAAAAGTTAGTATTGAACAAGCTAAATCTCAGTTTGAAATACAAAGAATGCAACAAGAAGCTCAAATTAAAAAAGAATTAATGGCTGAGCAATTTCAATATGATTTACAATTAGCTCAAATGGAAAAACAAGCCATGAGTCAAAAAGAAGCTGATATTGAAGATCGTAAGGATAAAAGAACTAGAATCCAAGCTACACAACAATCTAAAATGATAGATCAAAGAAAAAATGATTTATTACCTACGGATTTTGAGACAAATGAAGATCCAGATCAAATGATGTCTTCTATGCCTCTACAACCAATGCAACAATCAATGCAACAACCTATGTCAGGTCAAGAAGATATTGAAGTGACAGAAGAGTTGTCGTAATTTTATTAATTTATATTATATTATATTATGTCAGAACAAGTTAAGCAAGAAGGTGACTTTAAAGTTAAAGCTAAAGTTATAAAACCTAAACAATTAAGTAAAATTGATAAACCACTCAAAGTAGATTTATCAAAACCAAAAACAAAAACAGATGCCATTCCAGAGTCAGAAACAAAGAATGTGGATGTGGATCAACAAACCGGAGATGGCAAAGAAGTGGGAAGCGGAGGAGAACAGAAGCCCATTGCAAATGTTGAAAAAGAATCAGTTGAAACTACAGAAGAAAAACCAATAATTGAAGAAGTTATTGAAGAGCCGATAAAACAAGAAGACGTTGTTGAAATAGGCGAAAAAATGGAAGCACCTGTAAAACAAGAAACACAACCAGTTGCTCCCAACATGGATTTACCAGAAAATATAGAAAAACTGGTTGATTTTATGAATAAAACTGGAGGTACGTTAGAAGATTATGTTAGATTAAACGCTGACTATTCTAACGTAGACAATGATACTTTATTAAGAGAGTATTATAAAAAAACTAAATCACACTTAAATTCTGAAGAAATTAACTTTATGATTGAAGATAATTTTTCTTGGGATGAAGAAGTGGATGAAGAGCGAGATGTAAGAAAAGCAAAACTCGCTTATAAAGAAGAAGTTGCAAAAGCAAAACAGCATTTGGAAACTCTTAAAAGTGATTATTATCAAGAGATCAAGTTGAGACCTGGTACCACTCAAGAGCAACAAAAAGCTGTTGACTTTTTCAACCGCTACAACGAAGAGCAAACCGTAGTAAAACAACATCATGAAGATTTTAAATCTAACACTAAAGATTATTTCACTAATGAATTCAAAGGTTTTGATTTCCAAATTGGTGATAAAAAATTTAGGTATGGAATTAAAAATGTAAATGATGTAGTTGATAAACAATCAAATATTTCCAATTCTGTTAAGAAGTTCTTAAACGAGAAAGGCGAAGTTAAAGATGTTAAAGGTTATCACAAAGCTATCTATGCCGCTGACAATGCAGACAGTATTGCACAACATTTTTATGAGCAAGGCAAAGCCGACGCTGTTAGAGATATAAGTGCTAAATCTAACAATATTACCACTGAACCAAGAGCTGCGGCTCCCTCAGATGTTAGTGTTGGTGGATATAAAATAAAGTCTGTTAGTGGTCTTGATTCTTCAAAATTAAAAATTAAAAAATCATTTAACAAAAACTAAAATTACAAATGGGAAATTTAACACCTGTATTTGGCTCAATAGTGCCATCTCAACAACAGCAAATTCTTAATAGTAACTACCTAAACTTTACTGGTGGTGCTAACGATTTTGCTCAACAATACCTACCAGAAGTTTATGAAGCTGAGGTAGAAAGATATGGAAACAGAACTTTATCTGGATTCCTTAGAATGGTTGGCGCTGAAATGCCAATGACATCCGATCAAGTTATTTGGTCAGAACAAAATAGATTACACGTATCTTACACTGGATGTTCAGTAGTAAGTGCTGGTGCGGCTGCTATTGGAATTATTCAAGTTCCTACAACTGCTAATGTTTCTCCTGTTGCTGGAGCTGGTCAAACAGCGCCTGTACAAACAATTGGAGTTATTAATCTTAACGACACTGTAGTTATTATGAACCCTACAACTGGGGTTACTATAAAAGCTTTAGTTTCTGTAGCACCTGCTGCTGCTGGTGGTGGAACTAACACACGGTTTAGTGTAGTTGCATTTTCTGTAGCTAACTTAGATACATTAGGTGGTGCTGCAAACCTTAAAGTGTTTGTATACGGTTCAATATTTGCAAAAGGAACTGTTGGTTCAACTGCTGCTGCTCAGCCACAGTTCACACAATTTTCTAATCAACCAATTATTATAAAAGACAGATACCAAATTTCTGGTTCTGACACTGCACAAATTGGATGGGTAGAGGTTGCTACTGAAGATGGTACATCAGGATACTTATGGTATCTAAAGTCTGAGTCTGAAACAAGACTAAGATTTGATGACTACTTAGAAATGGCAATGATTGAAGGTGAATTAGCTAATGCTAACGGTCAGTTTGCTGTACAAGCTGCTGCTGGTAATATTGCTGGTACTGGGTTTGGTGCTGCTACTGCTGCTCATGGATCAGAAGGTCTATTTGCTGCTATTCAAGCAAGAGGTAATATTATGCAAGGATTTTCTGCTAGCACAGGAATAAGCGATTTTGATCAAATTCTTAAAAACTTAGATACTCAAGGAGCTATTGAAGAAAACATGCTTTTCTTAAACAGATCTACTGATTTAGGTTTTGACGATATGTTATCGCAAATTTCAGGTGGTTCGCAAGGAGGTACTGCTTATGGGCTTTTTGAGAACTCTCAAGAAATGGCTCTTAATTTAGGTTTTTCTGGTTTCAGAAGAGGTTCTTATGACTTCTATAAAACTAGCTGGAAATATCTAAATGATGCTTCTACAAGAGGTGGTGTTCAAGTGAACAACATTGATGGGGTGTTAATCCCTGCTGGAACTTCTACTGTTTATGACCAAATGCTAGGTTCAAACATAAGAAGACCATTCTTACACGTACGTTATAGAGCTTCTGAAGCTGATGACAGAAGGTACAAGCAATGGATCACTGGATCTGTTGGTGGTGCTTACACGTCAAGTTTAGATGCAATGCAAGTTCATTTCTTATCTGAGAGATGTCTTGTAACTCAAGCTGCTAACAATTTCGTATTGTTCCAAGCTTAAGATTATATTAAAGAGTTAGGCGCTTCGGCGCCTAGCCCTTTATTTTTATTAATTATATTATATTATATCATGTCAAAAAAAACACAAGAACAACAAGCTGTTGAAGCACCTGTTATGGAAGCTCCAGTTGTTGTAAAAAAAGAAATTAAAAAACCTAAGAATACTTGGGAAATAAAAGATAGAGTTTATTATTTATTAAATAACAACTTTGCTTTAACATATACTTTACAAACTAAACACAATTCAGTTTATCCATTGCTATGGTTTGATAAAGAAACAAACGGACAAAGAGAATTGAGATATGCAACTAACCAAAACTCATGCTTTGTTGATGAACAAAAAGGTGAATGTACATTAGGTCATATTATGTTTGAAAATGGTACTTTAATAGTGGCAAAAGAAAAACAAAATTTACAAAAGTTTTTAGATTGTCATCCAAGAAAAGGTTCAATTTTTGAAGAACACGATCCTAAAGTTGTAGCTGTAGATGAATTAGAAGAGTTAGATTTAGAAATTACAGCTTTAAACGCTGCAAAATCTATAGAAATAGATCAAGCAGAAGCTATACTAAGAGTTGAAATAGGATCAGCAGTAAAAGATCTTAGTTCTAAAGAACTTAAAAGAGACATATTATTAATGGCTAAGAAAAATCCAGCAATGTTTTTAGAATTAGCTAATGATGAAAACGTTGGTCTAAGAAACGTAGCAATACTTTCTGTTGAACAAGGAATTGTTAAAATATCTCAAGATCAAAGAACGTTTCACTGGGGATCTAATGATAGAAAATTAATGACAGTACCTTTTGATGAAAACCCTTATTCAGCTATGGCTGCTTTTTTCAAAACTGACGAAGGCGTTGAAGTTTTCAGAACAATTGAGAAAAAGTTACAATAACATGTAACTATAATATATAGTGAAGGGTCACTTAAAACGTGGCCCTGTCATTATTAACTAAAATATTAAAATGGCAATAAACGTAAATACTGTATATCAAACCGTTTTATTAATAC